TCCATTAAGAACTGACTGTCGTCTTTAAACCCTGCCATGTTTACAAATCTTGCAAGCGTGTCTCTGTATTGCTTAATATTAACTAACGGGTTGTTTAAACCATATCCTTTAATAACTTCTTCTTGTTTAGCAAGAATCATTTGCATAGTTGCTAGTTGTTCTTGTTTACCGCCTGTACCTAATCCAACATTAACAGTAATGTTATATTCTGTGTCCCATTCTCTAGGATTCATAGGAACAAAAGAGTTGTTAATTTTAATAATTCTTTCTTTGTCTTGATATTTACATACCAATGCCATAATACCTTTGAATAATGTACTTACACCTGTGTCTGCAAATACACGAGCTATAAGTTCTAGCTTACCTTGTGATGCAGATGTCATAGCACTGACTGCTGTAGCTGTTACATTTTGTAGAAGGTTAGGGTCAAGACCTTGTTGTGCATCTGACACACCACTTCGTTTTGCTTGAATACCATCTAGGTATTCCAACATTGGAAATGATTGTGCTGCACTAGATTGCACTGTCATAGGTACTAACGCATTAGGATTCTTAATACGAATAACTCCACCTGCGGTAGATGTTAGTAAGTCATCAAGATTAACCTGTCCTTCTACTGCACCTACACGATAGTTGTTAGTTAAGTATAAGTTGTCTAGCATTTGTCGGGTAACTGTAGACTTAATTAACTGTAGGTCTATTGCTCTGTCTGCTAAAGATTGTCCAAAGAATTTGTGTGGAATTGGAATAGGGCAGATACTATGAAAAGGAACATAATCACATTCCTCACTCATCAACACTTCATTGCCTGCGTAGCAAACTCTGTGAAGCTCTGCTATACCATCTTTATCTAAATCTGTTTTTACATAACACTCGTAATACTCAACCAATTCCATTGATTCATCATTAGAGTCATTAGTATTAAAAGGTTGCTCACCTGCACCATATCTTGCTACCCTCTCTGGTGTGAAATCTAATGTATCACCCATAGGTAATGTTTCAACAACTTTTGGGTCATACCCCATTGCTACTAAATCTGAACGAGTTACTAAACTTCTTTGTGCAACAAAGTCAGAATCTTCTATTGTTGTTGCTCTTTTATCAATTAAAAATTCTTCTGGAGCTACATTCTCTATCTTAATTTTAGAGTAATCTTTTGTGCGTTTGCATTTTACATTGTAGTAAATATTAATGATTGGAGGTGTCTCCATCATCATTGGCATACCCATTGAATCCATTATAGGCTGACCCATTTGGTCTACTGCTGGTTGTGGGTCTTGTTCTATAACTTCTTCTACTTCTTCTTGCTCAACGATTTCTACTTCCTCGTCTTGCATAATCATTGTTAATTCATCTTCTGTCAGATTCTGATACTTTTCTGTTGTGGTATTCTTCTTATCATTCCAATAGGCTTTTACAACACCTACTTTTTGCAACAGTGCATCTTTAAACCAGTCGTGCATGATTTCAAAGCCATTGTTGTCTTTATAGAATATGTGATTAGCATAGGCAGTCATTTGTTCTGCTAGAGCACCATCACCTTCATTAACTGGCTCAAACTCTACAGCTTTATTACTGCTAGTAAAGACTTTCATAATTTGTGGCAGTGCACCATCTACTACTTCAGCCACTTCACCTGTTACTATTTGTGAGCGACCTTCTACTTCGTTACCATAAGGTTCACGCAAATAATACTCTAGTGCTGTCTGTCTGTCTTGAGATGTTTCAGTCTCTATAAAACCTAATGAGTCGTTAATATGCGAATCTATTAGGTTAGCAAGTTCTACATTATCTTCCTTGCTATTCATATTTTCTTTATCGTATGCCATTTATACTATCCATGAAGTGTTTATCTCTAGTGGTTTTGTCCATGCTTCCATAGGGGACTCATCCATACCAACTGCTAGGTATCTAAACGCATCAGATGCGTGTGATGCCCAATCATGGAAAGGTCTGTCATGAAATACATTTCTTTTTTCATCAAATACTCTACGATAGTTCCGTATTGCATCTAATCCTTGTTTTGTTTTATCTTTATCAAACCAGCAGCGTGGTAATATTTTTCTTGCTGCGGCAATGCCATCCATTACTGATAGCTTGGTTGCAACTGTAATGTTTAAACCTGCTTCTTCTAACATCTCTTTTCTTGATTTGCCTGTGCCTAATTCTCTTACAGCGACATCATGAGGTAGTATGTGTGTTGCGTACATATAGTCATGTTCTCGCAGCCAATTTACATAGTAATCAAGACCTACACCATGATTTTCTACAAAATCTATGAGTCTTATTTCTTTATTAACTACCTGTGCTACCCAAATGCTAGTAGAGTCTGACATACCTAAATCCCAGCCAGTATATGTCCTTGCTAGTTCGTCTTTAGGAATATCTATAATATGATTTTGTTCTTCTATATCATTAATGATAGAGGAATAGTAAGCACCTTCTACTGGAGCGTTAAAACTACACTCAAATTCTTGAGCATACTTATCATCACCCATCTCTGCTTTAGCAGCGAGTAACTCATTCTTATCAACAATACCTGTTTCAGAAGATTTAAATTCTAATAATTCCCAACCCTCACTTCTTGACCCTCTATCTCTCAAGTCTTTAAAGTGATTCTGTCCTTTCGGTGTACCCATTGCTACGCAGTAGCCGAGTCGGTCTGCTAGTGCAGGTCTGACAATCTCTGTGAATAGTGTAGGATTAATGTTCCCAATTTCATCAAGAACGCACCCATCTAGGTAGATTCCACGCAGACTGTCAGGGTTATCTGCCCCATACAAGTTTATCCTTCTGCCCATAAAGTCTACACGCAGTTCAGCAATGTTGGCTTTAGCTTCTAATGGTCTTGTATATTCTAGCAGGTAGTCCCATGCAATTCTTTTAGCTTGATTGTAGGTCGGTGCTACATAAGCAAATCTAGGATTAGGTTTATCACAGTTGAGTGCACTATGTATCAGTTGGTTAATAGCACAAACTGTTTTACCCATTCGTCTATGAGCAACCACAACACTAAAACGATTACCTTTAACCATTTCATGTATTTCTTTTTGTGGGGCTCTTGGCTTATAGCCTGTTGTTATTTGTTTTGCCATCTTATTGTAACTCTCTTACGAGGTCGTTACCCTATTTAAATTGTTTTAAATACTCCACTGCTTTCTTCATTACTTTTATATTGTCTCTAAACTGACCTAATCCAGTATTACAGTATTGACATAATAACTTTCTTACTGTCTTTTTTGTATGGCAGTGGTCTACATATAACTTGGTGTCATCATTGTGGCTGCCACATAAATAACATCTATGTTTTTGTTTTTTTAGCATGGCATTGTAATCATCTAATGTAATGCCGTATCTATCTTTGTAATTCTTGCTGCGTATCTTGTCGGGGTTATTAGCCCTCCAGATTTTACTGGCTATCTTATTTCTTGCTGCTTTGTCTAACACTTCCATCTGGCTCGTGCTGCCTTGCCGCGTTCACCTGTCCAGCTCTTGCTTCTGGCACAGAAAGACTTTCTTCTTTTTGCTGCCTTACTACCTGCTTTAACTTTACCTGTGACTGGGGCTTTTAACTTGCTGCCAGTTGCACGATTATATTTTGCTCTACCTTTTGCTGTTAGTCCTGCACCCTGTTTAACAGAGCGTTTTTCACCTCTACCAACAGATAGATTTACTTTCTTCTTTGCTACCACTATTTCTTTTTAGCTTTCTTTTTCTTTTTAGGGAAGCCAGCTTTCATATTTGCATACGCTGATTTAGATATAGTAGATTTGCTTTTAGGTCTGCTAGTGCCTGCTTTCTTTCTTTTGTTTATATTTCTATATAAACTCATACACAGTCTCCTACAGACTCAAACCATCTGCGTAATTCTTCTTGCCTTTCTTCATTGGACTTTTTTTCATTGGTCTTTTCATTGGCTTCATTACACATTTTCCACTTGTTCACATTTCTGTATGCGTAAACATCCTACATCAATAATAAAAAAATCAAAATACCTTTTGTTTTTAGAATCATCCATTTTCATATCTTGATACCACTCAAAACCAAAGTGACATCCTGCAAACCAGTGCCATGACCACATATTATCTTCCTCTCCTTATAGGAAACCCTCTAAAATCTGGACTTTCTACTACTTCTATTAACTTTCTTAATGCTTCTGGAGACAAATCTAAATCGTCTATATCAGGCGGTATTACTTCTACTGGGGAACTAATACTTTGTAGATACTCCTGTGCTTGACTTGCTTGATATTTTTCATCATCAGTAAGTATTCTCCTCTGACCTGTTTGTTTTAGTACAGCAAGATTTTCTTGAGCCTGTCGTATTTGAGCAATTTCTTGCTTGCTTCGCCCTCTAAACATTTCAGGTTCATAGTTAGGATTATTAGCAGCAAAATCAGCGGCTTCAGCAGCAGAGAAATTATTTGCATTACCAGCCGTTGCTAAATTGTTTCTCATTTCATTAATACGAGGCATAGGGTTACTAACACCACCTCCAGCCATCATACCAGCTGCTGCTCCGTTCATTGGATTGCCTGAAAACATAGACATTTCATTATCAGTTACATTACCAAACGCACCTTGTTCTTGATTCATCTTCATACCATTGATGATTTGAGCTAAAAGTTGTTCATTCATAATACTTCCTAATTTAGTTAATTATAGAGACTGTCTAGAGGTGCTCTAGAGGTATTCT